AAATATGGGAAACAAGAATTACGAGAAAGGTCGGAGAAAGGAATACAAACTCAAGAGAGAATTAGAGAGAGCAGGCTGGCTAGTTCTGAGAACTGCAGGCTCTCATGGATTTGCAGACCTCGTTGCTATTAAAGGAACTACAATAAGATTTATCCAATGCAAGCCAGACGATTTTCCAGAATCAAGACAGAAAAAATTGATGGAAGAACATAAATTTTTTAATCAACCGTACAAATGGAAAACAACTTTTGAGGTAATATGAAATTCTATGATTGGCAAAAAGAAATTATTGAATGTGAAGGGGATTGCACAATTAGAGGGGGTAGACAGTCGGGAAAATCTTGGGCAGTTGCTGAACAAATAAAATATAGAGCAAACAAATATCCAGGATCAAGACATTTAATTTTGGCTGCAACTGAAAGACAAGAAAACTTTCTACTCGATAAAGTTAAGGATTTAATTGGAAAATCAAAATCAAATTATATTGGAAGAGTGACTTTATCTCACATGGAATTAAAGAATCACACACACATTTTTAAATATCCCGTCGGTGTTACAGGTGTTTATATTGAGGGGTTGAGCTCAATAGATTTTATTTATATTGATGAGG